ATAGACTTTTGTGCTATTAGTTCTTCATCGTTCGAACCCTCAACAAGTTTTATAAACTTTTGATAGTTCATTAATGGAATTTCACTTAAACTTGTAGGAATTACTATTTCCGTTGTCATAATTATTTAACTTTAAATTTGGTAATTGTAGTAAGCTAAGGCAATATCAAACGCTTTCGCTAACATTTGAGTATGTATTCGTATTTTCATAGGATCGTCAAACACTATCCGAACCCTAATACCCTTCTTTTCTAAGATGAACTTCTCAACTATGCGCACCATCATCGGTAGGTCATCTATCATTTGTGTAAATTAATGAATAAAATACTGCCCATAATGAGGGTTAACACCTAAAACTTCCATCTCGTGATAACGTGCTGCATCAATACTATGGTTATTGAAGTCAATAGGTTTATTTAAACGAACGCCAGTTTTATCAGTGTCCCAAATGTAGCCACGTAGTTCTTTAATTAGGTTAGTGCTGTTTGACGTTACTAAATATTCTTGGCTTTGCATTATTTGAATACCGAAGTTTATTGAGTCTTTGCCCTTTGTAACGCCTTTAATCGTCTTTCCGTATCTTCTTATCTCTTCGATTGACTTAGGCTCTGAGCTATCCGCATATATCGGGCAACTGTCAGGTAACACTTTAGCAATATCGCTGTTTATCATTCCTGTTTTATAAACTAACTCATTAAGTATTCTTTGACCATTCCACGTATAAACTTCAACGGCTGCGGTGGGGTCATTCGTGTATCCAAAGTCAAGTCCAATTCCTATTAATCTCGCGTCTGAAGGAACTTTGTCTATTTGCTTCCAGTTAGAAAATATAACGCCTTCAAGCATTCCTATTTCACCTAAGCCGTAAACACGCCACCAATTACTCCAATAAGTGCTTGTTGACGCTTTCTCGCGATTCTTTTCTATTTGCTCGACTATTGAGTTGTCTAAGGCTTCATTGTCCTTGTAAGTTAAGATTATAAAGTCTGCGTCGGGTTCGTCTTTTAGTTCAGTGTGGACCCAAAACTCATTTGCTGGGTTAAAGTCTAAAAATACTTCTTTTTTAGTCCGTATAGCAAGTTCATTATAAGATTCAAAGGTAACATTATTGCATTCGTTAATATAAAGAATGTCACGCCGAGCACCACGTAACTTAGAGCTATCATCCGCACTAAAAAATTCAAAAACACTCCCATTTTTAAAATTATAGGTTAATAAAGATTTGTTGAATTGTTCATCGTTGTATCTATTAGTCCATTTAAGAACCTTTAAGAAGTCTTTTAAAGCACCACGCCTTAAGTGAGGTATTGTTTCCGCTACGACACTTATTTCAAGTCCTGGCGTTCTTATTGCTTTATCTATGAGTATCGGTAAGATTCCAAAAGTTTTACCTGCTGAAGTTCCGCCTTGTATTATCTTAATTCGTTTTTTTAAACTATAGATTTTCTTTATCGCTGTTGTCGTTTGAAAACTCATCTAAGTTAAATATCGGTTGTTCTATTATTGTTTGTTCTACTTTATCAGTAAGTCCGAGTTTACGTGCAATTAAGTTAGGGTTAAATAACCCAACCGCAGCACCTTTAAAGTTATGAACGTAACAATGTTTACGTATGTACGTAATGATGGTGGCATATTCGCTATATCTGTTGTCTTTATTGCTTGAATAATCGCCTAAATCATTTATAATCTCTTTGTTAAATAGGTACACTTCAAAACCTTCAAAAGTTATGGGTGTTTCTAATGGTGTTTTTTCTATCCTACCTTCTTTGCCTACATACTCGAGTTTATACATTGGATTATCTCGTTCGTGTTTTACGTAGTCTTTAAATAGTTCAAGAAGTTTATCGGGTGTTTCTATGTATTTATCTTTTGGCATCGTTCGTGTTTTTGGCTAATTTAATACTTTTTTTTTATAGCTTCGCTTTTATACTGCATATATCACTCAGCATTTAAACCTTTAAATACAAGGTTAGTCCCGAACATAACACTTCCCTCTGCGACCACTTCTTATTTATTCGTGTTTTCACACTTGGCATTTTGGCTCACTTGTTATTTTAACCTTTCGGTATGCAGTACCCGTTGTTAAGCGTCAAACAGTGCGGGATTTGTTTTAACAAGCGTTTATGTCGAGAGTTGTTTTTGGTAACGCAGTTCAACTTATACAACTGCTATGTAAATAAAAAACCCTATCTTCTGTTCAGGTCGGATAGGGTCATATAGTGATTTAAAGAAATCCAATAAAACATCTAACCTGAACTTAGATACACAAATATAAAACATTATTTCTTATTCTCCAAACTAATTAAACGCTTTTTTTTCATTCGTGTTTTCCTTAGTTGTCGTAAACTTTCAGTAACAGTAATGTCAGTTAGGTTAGTTTTAATCCAATCGTTCGTTAAATCGCTTGTATTTACGCTTAAATACGCTATTGCTTGACTTAACCTTGACATTTAATTAGAATTGTATTTATACGTGTTGAATTCGTCTTTTGTTACTGCGTGTATTTCCATAAAATCTATTTTCGTATCTATGAACACACAGTAGTTTATTTCTGCTACTTTCATTATTAACCTTAGCGCGTTCCAATCTTGTTTATGTTTATTTGGATTCATAAATACAATATAGTAATCACTGGTTAATGTTAGACTCAATTTTCGTTCGTGTTTTTGGATAGGTTATCTTCATAACTTGTTGAACAAACTGCTAATCTTTGGTCTGTATTTTCAAACTCATTTACCATTTTATCATCAGTCATGCATCTTTGAATGAAATCCGACTTTGTTTCTTCTGCTGTTGGTTTAGGAATTGGCATCTTCGTAAGTGTTATAAACTTGTTTTAATTGGTTTACTCTTTCTAAAATACAGCTTCCACATGAAGTTGGTTCGTTGCGTACTCCAAACACTCTTGAATGAATTGCAAGTATTGTTTTTTGTTCACTTGGCTTTATTACTTCCGACTTTTTGTCAAACCATTCTGTTAGCCAATCGTACTCAGATTGTTCTAAGCATTTCGCCTTTCTGTACGGAAATAACTCATTTAACTTTGCTTTACGTTCATCGCATCCGCAATCTTCTCCTAATAACCATTTAGCTACCTTTGCTACTCCAGTTGCTTCTAATACCTTTTCAACGGTATCTCCTAATCCTTCGCTTTCAGCTGCTAATATTTCAGCTTTTGTTCGTCTTTTTCTTGCCATGTTTTTATTTTATTAATTCGTAATCTTCATTTTTGTAGTCCTCATAATGTTCTCCTACTTCTATTTTTAAACTATCCTTACAATACTTTAACGTTTGCCATACTGATTTAAAACTAATACCCGTGCATTTTTGAATTTGGCGTGTACTCATTCCAGTATCTCTGTAAAGTTCATATAATAATTTATCATACCAATGCCAACTGTTTACTGTTTTATTTATTTTGTTTTCTAATTCTATTTGTGCTTCCGTCTTTTCGTTTGGTTCGCTTTCATCAACTAACTGAATTGCCTCCGTTATATCGACTTTTTGAAGCCTTTGTTTAGATTTCTCAAAGTCGTAGTACATATTTCTTAAAACAACCCACACAAACCCCTTGTAAATAGTTCCGTTACGGTAAAATCTTTCTTTGTTTTCGTGTTTTGCTAACTTTAAATACATCTCTTGAACGATATCCTCAGCCAAACTATACTCGCCAAACGATTTAACAACCTTAATCCAGTGTTTATGTTCAACATACAAGTCATTCAGAAATTGATTAGAGTCCAATTAAAATAAGCATTAAAACAACAATCATTCCTATAATAACACGAACTAAACTTTTACCCATTTCGTATTCATTAAACAACCATTTTTGAATTGTAATACTTGGAATGTTCCACACAAAAAGCAAAACAGCCCTATCCAAAACGAATAAGGCTATAATGAAAGGAAATAAAAGTATAGTTAAATATCTCACGCAACTAAATTATACAATTTTCTTTTATAATTCATCAAACGTCCTAAAGCTAAACTACAAATTTCTAATTTATAGACGTATTTTTCTGCTAATTGGTCTAACATACCTTTTTTACAATGCTTAATAGTATCAGAATGACACCTCATTCTTACCTGCATACCTTGTATTAAATCATTTACTTGGTCTATTTTCTCAAGTAGTTCGTCTTTATCTACTACTCCTCCAGTTCCATCACATACCATACAAGTATAATCAATTTCGTTTTGCTCATAAGGTATATCAGTATCGTTAATATCGATAGTTACATAACCAGCTGCATCGCACTCAGGGCATTTTTTAAATAAATCTTTCATAATTTTTAGTTTTAATTGTTGAACAAATATAATACTTTTTAATATAACTGCAAAATAATTTGATATTTTTTTAAACACTTAATTTCCTGCATATTGAATATATTTTTCTTTTGTCCGTTGTTTTGTATTTTTCCTCAATTGCTTTCCTTATATCTTGATCTAAATTATTAACATAATCTTTTATTTTTTGCCTATATCTTTTATGGTATTTGTGATGATATTTATTTTCGCATTTCTTACAAATAAATCGAACTGTTTTAACATCTAATTTTAAATCATGAAGAATTCTAAATTCTGCAATTGGTAATGTTTCTTTGCACCCCCTACATTGTTTTTGTTCAGGCGGATTAAAACCAAACTTATGTTGATTGCGAACCCATTTCTCTTTTAATAATAAAAAACATTCATTAGTAATTGACTTATATATGTCTCCATCTCTTAAATATGCTGAATGTAATACGTCTAAATAATCTTGGCTTTTACCAGTTAAACGATACATTTTCCATTTTGTAAACCCAATAAGTTTATTATAATTTTCCATAATATAAGTTTTAAAAAAAAGCGGAATTTTTTACGTTCCGCCTTAAATTACTTACTAAAAAACTCACCCAGCTTTTCTATTGACCTACTGGATAAACTACTTCCATTTAAAAACTTATGTAAGTTAGGTTGTCTTATCTCTACTAACTTAGAAAAAGCGTTTAAACTTAATTCGTGTTTTTGTAAATAGTGTCGAATCATTAACCTTGTTAGTTCATTTGCTTCGCTTAAAACCTTTGCTTGTTGTTTCATATACCATTTAAAAAGTCATCGAACTCTTTACCATAATTTGGTCTGCCATTTGGTTTTCCAGCTGTTGGCTTCGCTTGTTCCTGAACGGGTTTAAAACTTAGGCTTTGAAACTTTCCTTTTTGTCCGTCTTTTACCCAACTTGAAACGTAATATTCTACGCCTCCGATTGTAGCCTTACCTTGATAGTGCGGGTGCGTTTCCTTTTCTCTTTTGTCGTTAGTAAATAACGCTCCTGAATTGTCTCTCTTTTCCATTTTACTTTGTTTTAATATATAATCGTTTAAATCTTTCAACCGAACAACAAAACTCTGTTATAGGGTTCGCTTCATATTGCCGTATTACTTCGTACCAAAGTTTATCTTTTTTAAAATCTTTGATTTGTACTAATTGATCTCTGGTTACGTTCTTGTAGTAACCCATTACTTTTAAATCTTCTTTCATAATTCTTGGATTAAATTGTTATAATATACTCTTGCTAACTCTATTCTTTCTTTAATTTGTTCAATTACGCTTTCGTCTTTTGCTATTTTAAAGACTTTCACGCGCTTTTCTTTTGGTATGTGGTCAAAGTTATGTTTCGACTGTACAAAGTCTCTTAAATCTAAATTTTCATCAATTAGGTTTTGTTTCCAGTGTTCACGTCTAACTTCGTCTTCTACGATTTGAAAAGGTGTATTTACTAAGCAATAACAAAGTAACGCTTCGTCTTTTCCTGTTAACCACATATAACCTTGCAACTGATAGTAATAATCTTTGTTCGGACATTCGGTTTCAAAAAACGGAAAGGTTGTAGCATCCCAACTGCATTTAACATCCAAAAGAATTTCATTCGTGTTTACGTCAGGTGTTCCAGTTAAATAATAGTTGTTTAGATTCTCATCGTTTTTATAAATGAAGCCTAAATTCAACACATCGTTAACCAATTCGATACCTTCGTCTTCTACTTCGTTACCTTTGTCCGTGTACCTACTCCAAAACTCTTTACGGATTCCGTATTTATGTTCGATTGCAAGTTCTTGAATATAGGTCTTTGTAGTTTTAGATAAGACCTCCCCCTTTGTTTTGGGGGAAGTCATCAATTTTCCTAATTGTGAGCAACGTATTTTCATATCAGTAACAATGCTTTTTGTTGAACTTCATTTAATTCAAACTTTGCTTGTAGCTCTTCGGCTGTAAATTCACCTGCTCTAATTGCTTCTACTGCTTTTAAGAATCGTTCACCTTGTATCGTTGGTTTCTTTTCCGTCTTTACGGCTTTTATTTGTTCTCCAGCTGCGTCTACGTCTTTATCGGTTACAATACCTAAAATCGAAGATAGTGCGTAACGTCTTAAATAAGTAATTGCCGAACCTAAAACCTGAAAATCATTCATTCCTTTTAACTGTACTCCTTGCGGAATATCTGTTTGGCTATCTATTTGTTCTCCGCTTTCAGAATGAAACAATACAGTTACTATTGTTTGACCGTTAATTAGTTGGGTAAATCCTAATCCGTGTTTTTGCAATAACGGGTTAATTACTTCAAAGATTTTAGGAAGGTCAGCATACGAATATCCGTAGCCTTGTGTTCCTTTGTGAATTACTGGCACTTCCTGTTGAAATGCTGCTAAACTTTTAAATAGGTTTTTCATAATATAAATTTTAATTGTTTTACAAATATAACTATTCTTTTTAATATAACAATGGAATCAAAAAAAAATTATAAAAATTTTCTAAGACCATTCGCACATCGTTCTATGCTGTTTGCTCGTTCCTGAAGACTTTTAATTTGCTCTTGGATAGTTTGCTTACAATCGCTTGTGAAATAGCCGTTAGACGTGGCTATTAATGGGATGATGCCGTTTGTTCGAATGTAGTTTACTATCTTACGTAAACGCGGAGCAGTCATTTTAACTTTTGATTCGTTTTTTTCCAAGTATTCGTTCATCCGTTTAACTATCAATTCAGCTTTTATTGGATTATCCTTTTTATAAAATCGAAAGCTGTGAACTATAACAGGAACTAAGTTTAATTCATCATCAGTTAGTTCGTGAGTAATGGTTTCAAAATTTGTTATCATAATTTAAGTTTTAAAATCCGTAACGCATTACATCTTCATATTCAGCTAAAGTCATTTGGTCGTAATGGTCTTGCGCTATATCTCCATTTAATTCGAATCGTGTTTTTTTAATTTCACGTTCTTTTGCTTCAGCGTTTTCAATGTTACGCAAAATCATTTTTAGCGTGTTTCTTAAATGGTTTTCATCCATTAAATCAATGTCGATTTTTTGACCATTCTTCATGGTCCAGTAATACTTTTTCATAATTTAAGTTTTAATTGTTGAGTCAAAAGTAATTATTCTTTTTAATATAACTCTAATTGTTTAATCTTTTTTTTATAGATGTTAATTATTTCCTTTAATTCATCCTTTGTAAACTTCCGTGTTTTATGACCTTCCGATTCTAAAAGTGTTAATTGTTCTTCTCCTATCTTGTTAATTAATCCTTTTCGATATTCAATTAGGTTTCCACTTAAATAGGTATTGCAGTGTTCGCATTGAAGATGAACATTCAATTCATTAAAGCGAACGTTCCAATGATTGTTAGCATTGAAGTAATGACCTGCATTTTCTTTTAATGGTTTCTTTTGGCAGCTTATACAAACTTGACCTTTATCTCGTAATCTGATATACTTGTTAAAAATAATTTGAGTAGCTTTTATTAGTTCCTGAACAGTCTCTAAATCGTTTTTCATTTTTGCTTTCGTCTTTTTCCAAGTCTTAGCCTTTTCCGATTCTACCCAAACACGAATGCACTCCGATTCTAAACAATACTTTTGATTGAATTTAACAGGCTCAAACTTCTCTTTGCAATGTTTACAGCGTGGCATCTTTAAAATTTAATTGGCTTTTTAAATCTTGAACTTTGAATTTCTCTTCTTGAAGTAACCTTTCAAGCCTAAAGTTTTGCTGTAAAGCTGCTCTATATTCTTTCTCCATTGTTGAATAAACTAAACTAATTTCTTGAAGATCTGCTAAAGTTCTTTCCATTGAATCGATTATATCTTTTCTATTTGGGTGGTTCGTCTTTATTTCTTCTAAACTTATTTTAACTTTTAAGAAAGTAGTTTGTATTCCTACTTTGGCTGATATAATATTCAATTCATCCATAATTCGTGTTTTTGCTTGTTATAATAATCAAAAAGGAACATCTTTATTATTCATCTTTTCGCTAAACGAAAGTAATTCTTTTCCGTTAACTATATCGGGTTCAATCAAAGGTAGTTGTTTAGCTGGAAACTGATTACTAATTACATTGCGTTGTTCACTTGCATAATATTTCGTGTAATTGTTGTTTTCTGCATCCTGAAAATAGTAAGTCAATCGGTCTTTGTCAAAATACATTTTAATACTTCCTACTTCCCCTATTGAACGAGGTTTAATTTTGTTAAAGTATATTGTAACTTCATTGCTTAAAATATCCTCACGATGAACGGTTATCATTGATTTACCCGAGTTAAACCATTCACTACCTCCTTTTAAATCGTAAGGACTTGGAGCGGGTCTTTTGCCGTTTTCCTTTTCAGTTAATTTGGGATGAATGATTGTGTGTAAATGTAAATCGTTTTGTTCTGCAATATGGTTTCTTAATGGTAAAATATATTCTAAGTATTGTGCATAACCTCCATGTTTTTCGTAATCGTGGCTCATATCCTTCCAACTATCAATCGAAGCTGTGTGCAATCCTTCATCCGTGTTTTTTAATTTAATTGCCCATTCCCAAAAATCTTGAGGGCTTAATTTTCCTTTTGTTTCTTTACGAGTAACGATGTTAAAATGTCTAAATACCCATTCCATAGCGTGAGTAATTTCAATATCCGTAATTACGTTTTCTGCATTCGGATTAAAACTTTTACCCGTCTTTTTGTGTATTAAATCGGCTACTATTTCAACGTTGTTACCTACGTCAGGAAAATAAACTAAATGTTTCCAACCGTAAAACTTTGAAGTGTTTACCAAAAGTTCCATAAGAACTTGAGTTTTACCACTCATCGGGTAACCAGTCCAATCGGTGCAATTACCTAATGTCATTGAATAATGTTTATGTAATTGTTTCCAACCTAAAAACATTCCTTTTTTGTTATAGTTGTCTCGGTATTTGTAAATCTTGTCTACAATATCGCCTTGCTCAGTTATCTTAAATCCGTTCATCGTAAATGAGGTAAATTAAATTTTTCTTTTTGTTGTTTAGGTTGGTTTAAATATTTCTCAAAGTTAGCAGGTCTTAAAAAATGGTCAGGCGTTGCGTTTTTACTTTCTATTACCCATTCACTTTTAATCATATTCAAAAATGCATAACTCCATTCATCAGTAGAATATTTATCCAAAAGTTTTTTTAGGTTACTTTCAGTTTGATTGTTTAGGGTTCTAAATTTACCTTGTTGTTTTCCGTGTTTTATAAATTCTAAATTAAACCAATTTAAAAAACCATTTACACGTTCCTGAAAAGGAACTATATTATTATCATTCTTATTATCATTATCATTCTTATTATCGGCTTTTTTGGGTTTTTCAAAAACCACTTGGGTTTCTTGGGTTTCAGTGGGTTTCTTTGGTCTGCCACCTTTAGCGCCATTATTTCTATTACGTTCACAAGTATTATTATAAGTTTTTAAATCACGTTCAAATTGATTCTTAAACGGAATAAAAGCCATACGCATCGCAAAATCTAACTCGGGTTCTTTTCCTGAATTATAATCTCGAATAGCTTTAAATAAAATTCCTGCTTGTTCGTTTGTTAGTTCATCTAATACTGATAAACTATCTAAGTGTAAAATAAATCCTGTTTTCATATTTACTGCCCTAAATTAAAAAACGCCTTTAAACTTTCGGAGGGCAGTCCTACTCATCTAAAAGCGTTTGAATAATGTTTTTCAAGTTCCTGCCCGAACGATTACAAATATAATAATTATTTTTTAATCAAACTCAAAATTCTTATAAAAATTATTTGATATGTTAACACGAACCCTCCATTGCTTTATTTTACGATAGTCAATCTTTTGCTTAGGGTTGTACAATATAAAAACTCTCATAGCTTTTGTATTTCGTGTTTAACGTCCAGCAGCCATTGATGAGCAATACTACCCTCGTTGATATATAATCCGTTTCTTATATCAAGCATCTCATCAACGCATATTAATGCACATCCTTTTGCTTCCTCTATATCTAATCTTTCATTAGTTATGTCAAAAAATATTTGCTTTTGAAATTTTTCAACCAATTCTATTGCCTTATCTTTTGCACTCATAGCTTTTCTATTTCTGTTATAACTTCTTTTAAAAACTTAATCCGTGTTAATGTAAGCGTTTCTTGTATTCTTTGATGACAAGTAAATATCGCACAGTTACGTGCCGTCTTATAGTCTTTAATATGCAGTCCTACATAGAACTTATCTACTAATTCAACAGCGAACTTTTTAGGGTCTTGGTTCATACGTTTGATTTTATAATTATTTCGTTATGATTAATTACTTTAAAACTTCGAGTACGTTCGTATTTCTGCATAAACTGAAGATTCATTTTATCATAAACATCCTCATGATATTCCTTACCTTTCAAAAGTAATTCTTTTAAACGTTCTATTTGCTGCAATAAGACGGACTCATTCGTCCATTCAAAAACCGCTGTTACTTCTTTAGCTTTCATATTCTAATCATATTATTGTTTTCATCAAATCTTACATTATAGGCTTTTGCTTGACAAACTCTTAAATAATGTTCCATGTTAAACTTACCTAAGTTCTTTTTCTTTTGGTCATGCCAATAGTTAATAATTTCAAGAAAAGTTGGCTTCGTGTTTTTCTTCGTTCTCATCGCATAAAAATTAAAAGTGAATACAATGCACCAATCGTTACGAGAAGTAGCGGGAAAAAGCCTAAAAAGCACCTTAAAATGTCTTTATGCTCTTCGTTCGCTGGTGTAACTTGGTCTAACAAGTCGTAAAAGTAATTTTTCATAGTTTAAAATTTAATTGTTTTGACAAATATACTATACTTTTTAATATAAGGTTACATTTTTAACAAAATATTTTTTCAGAATTAAGAATCAGCAATAATTGCTTACGGGGGTATCTCTTAAAAATCTCT